CGGAAACATAGTCAGTCTGAGACCAGACAGGACAACGAACTGCATTATGATAAGCCATAATCTCCGACTTGGTAGTCGGGGCGGCATCATTTGCGTCGTAATCTATGGCCATCAAGAGTGAACCACCAACGGATGTAGGTTTTTCAGTGCTAAATTGGAAACAAAGTTTATTAAACTTATAACTCTCGTAATTAGCAGCGATAACCGACAACCAAGGAAAAGTTGCGGAAATACCAGGATTAACGACAAAAGTCGTGGAAGCAAAAGCAACCGATCCTGCAATATCTGCAATATATTCACGATGACGGACACGAATCCTTCCATCCCCAATAAATGAGGACTGAAGATCTGGTGTGGACGTTTTAACGAGATTACCAAAAGCTGAAGGAATAGAGATTCTCTTATTTTGAACAGTTTTTGGCTTAGAAACAACTTTGGTTTTCTTCGAACGAGGCATGATTTTGTATTGGATTCCGCAAATCAAAAGCGGGACTATTCATCTCTGCCAAACCAACTAGCATAGGCCAATCGGAAGTTCCGTGTAGTCTCTCGGCATTTTAGCCACAAAAGTGACATTTAGCACGTAATTATTTACGCCCCTATAGGGACAACGTTTTGGACTATTACTGACAGAAACCCAATGAACAGTTTTACGACTTGTTCGGGTCTTATCCATCTATCTACTCATTCTAACCAGTTCATCAAACTCGTTCAAATCCACAGGTGGATTTGGAGCACGAACAGTAACATCCTTGTAATCAAAATGAACAAGGTTGCCATATTTGCGCTCAACACAACGAGAATAATGAAAAGAAATTCGATCAGATCGACCTTTATAAGGAAAGATCGGAGCGAGTGGAGGGCAAGGTGATTTCTTCGTGATGAAACATCGGGCGTTCCAATAATCACAAATACCTTGAAGAGACATCGGATGAAGTCTATAGTCTGTTTTCACAAACTTAGGACAAAAGCTCGAACAGGAATTACCTGTCTGAACTTGACCAGTTGCCCGGAAAGCATAAGCAATCCGAGCAACCCAAGGGTCATCATCAAACAATTCTTCAAAATCACGGGGAACATACTCTCCAACAACCAGTCTAGGTTTCAGCACCGCACCAGCAAATTTCGCGAGAGGGATGGAAAATCCTTCTCTCGAAAACAGCTGTAGCTCAGGATTTGAAACAAACTGTGAAGCCATTCGTCTTTGAACTCGAGAAAGGTGTTTAAACCAATCATCGGGAGCAAAAGCTGGATTCAAACCGAAACCACCAAGGTGGCAAGGAAGATACCAACAAGGACGAAAATACTTGCCAAAACAACGATTCTGAAACCTCGACAAACATTGAGGGATGCAACAAGCAGCCCAAGGTAAATGTCGAACCATCTTATTTAGGTCGCGAGCGGCCAAAAGAGGTGTAGAATCAGATTCACCTCCCTTGAGGGAGATACCGGTGATCACTTTCTGCGAAAGATAAGTCTTACGACACATCTGAGGTAAACCATTAATGGTCCGCTCCAGAAATGTCTGAGAATTCATCATACAGAAATAAGGTGATAAATAGTGTTTTCCAACACTAATCTTAAATCCGGCATCAACACAACAGGGAAGGAAATACTTGTCATGAAAGGTCTTGGTACACTTAAAAAGCATATCATCACCATTGACAAGTACGTTCCAGCGCATAATTCTCGCCAAACGAGTGGTTCTACCCCTCTCACGAGGAGTAGAATCTTCAACCCAACGGTCAATTGCTGTCCAGTACACTGCTAAGTTAATCAAACAAAGCAATGGAAAAGACAACGGGTGACCCATTAACTGACCCTCAACTATGCGAACGGAAGAACCGTCAGGATAGTGAGCCATACCACTAAGTAGAGAGGAATAGCCGAGATAAAAATAAGGGGAATCTCTTAAACCTGAAAAGGCTTTTAGAGACGCATCCTTTCTCAATAAATCGGTAGCTGCCTCATAATCTACAGAACACCATAAGGGTAAATCCTTGGCCTTACTATGAATTCTTTGAATAGAATCCGTAAGATCATCATGCAACATAGTAGACGCGAAACTTTTCTTCCAACAATCTAGCATAAAGCCCTGTAACGGTTGTAAAGCCGTATACAGAAAACCATCTCCTTTAGAGATGATTCTAAATTTGCCAGGTTCAGGAATCGCAACCACATCAACCGAATTCAGAATGGTACAACGATTTTGTCCATCGTCCTCGTCTAATAAACGAGACTTCACAGAATCGACTGCTTTCAAATAATTCTCTACACGCCAATCAGATATCTTAGCATTCAACATACCAAGACTTCCAATGGGAGTCTTTACTGACGGGAACTGAAATTTGCCAAATAAGCCGAGCGCCCCTCCATTACGGAGAGAAACTTGTCGGCAGGCAGATCCAGACGGCATGAATTTATGATATTGTGTCCAATCTTCACAGAGAGGACGAACAGTACCAAATTTCATTGTCGAGGGTGAAAACAACATAGCACTAACCTCCATGATCTTTAAAGAAAGATCAAGGGGGCAATGAGGCTTAACCTCAGATAGACGAGCTTTATGCGAGTCAAGTGCTTTGTCTTTCTTCAAATCGGAAAGAGCAGGCCAAGCCTGCTTACATCCTTTTTGGAGAGAGTAGATGAAGGAGAGATCCCTTTTAAGGACCGCCTTCTTCACGAATGTTTTCAACCAACCCGAAAATAACGGACATGTGTTCCATTCTTCTCGGACCGGAGGGTTCGAAGAGGATGAAACACACTGAAAGAGAAGAAGATCAAGCCAATATTTACAATAGGCTTGTTCTCTCGAATCGGCGGTCACAAATTGATTAAGTCGAATTGCCAAACGGCGAAACGACTTCTTCATACGGTCAAGTTCTTTCGGTTGAAACCATTCTTTTCTAAGAGAATGGCGACAAACAAAGGGCAAGATCAAGGACTGTACGATTTGTCTTGTCGAAGCTACTGCCACGACATCCTTGAATGAATATTCAAGAATTGACGACACGAGTTTCACAGGATTTCTCTTCCTGATATCACCAACTCCAAAAAGGGAATTAACCCTCAATGGAGAAAGTGAATTGTCTATACCCGTATCAGCAACATCTGTATTGCCAACAGGCTTGCAGGTTTCAGCGATAGAAATATCGTTTGAGCTGATGCTTTCTCCCAGTCGGGGAGAAAGCGACATCTTACGTGTGATTGTAAT